GCTGCCGCATCGACCGCAGCGCGGCGCTCGCGCCCAACGACTACCAGCTGACCGCAGGGTGCTCGGCGCGCGTGTTCATCGACGCGACCGAGTACTCGGGCGGCATCGCCGAGGGAGACATCATCGGCTTCGACGGCGAGCGCCACGCGGCGGCCCGCGTGCAGCGGTGCGACCACCCGGACGGCACGCCGCACCACTGGGAGGTGGACGTGCAGTGAGCAAGGCGGGGTGCAAGATCAAGGTGGACCTGTCCGGCATCGAGCGCCGGTTCTCCGCCGCCCAGCTCGAGGCCAAGCAGGCCGCGTTCGCCAAGCGCATCGCGTTCGAGATGCGCGACTACGTGCCGGTGGACGAGGGGACGCTGCGCGACTCCGAGCCGCTGGCGAGCGACTACGAGAACGGCCGCATCGAGTGGCAGGCCCCGTACGCGCAGCGCGTCCACGACCTGCCGCAATCGAGCATACGCAAGACCAAGAACCCCAACGCCCGCTCCCACTGGCCCGAGGAGGCCAAGAAGGAGCGCATGGGCGCGTGGGACGCGTTCGCCCATAAGCTCATGGAGGAGAAATGACCGAGACCATCGACATCTGCACGAGGGCGGTGGACGCCCTCAAGGCGGCGGGAATCGACGCGCTGGGGCAGCGCATAGACCGCATCACCGGCAAGGACGGCGTGGTCGTCCGCATGATGCCACCGCGCACCGTAGCCACGTACTTCGACGGGACGCGCCGCATCGACCTCACCCTGCAGGTCATCGCCAAGGACCTCGACCCGCTCAAGGCCATGGCGGAGTGCGAGCGCGCCGTCGAGGTCCTGCGCACGGCCGACCTGTCCAGCGCGAACGGCTCCTACGAACTCGCCGACCCCGCGTACCCTGCGGAGCCCGACGGCGACATCGAGGAGCTGTCCGTCGGCACGGACCGCAGGCACGTGTGGGCCGCGCGCCTCGTCGTCCAGATCATCCGAAACTAGGAAGGAGCCAACCATGGCAAAGAGCGACCTCGGCTTCGCGCGCAACTACGCGAACGCCCTGGAGATCAACATCACGCCGGAGGAGGCGTCCCCGACATGGGCAATCCTCTCGCGCGGAATCACCGAAATCGCCCCGTCCCCCAACGAGAGCACGGAGGACAAGGACTACTACGACGGGTACGGCACGCCGACCACCGACGTTACCAGCACCCAGATCCAGTACGAGGTCACCGGCGACCGCTGCTACGGCGACCCGGCGCAGGACTTCATCGCGAGTCGCGCCCTTGAGACGGGCGACGGCCGCAAGACGCAGTTCCGCCACACGTCCCCCAACGGGGACACGATCGAGGGCGACTGCACGCTGCTCAACCTCACGCCGAACAGCGGCCAGGGCGAGGCGTCCGCGCTCGGCGCGTTCACCTGCACCATCGCGACGGCGGGTTCCCCGAAGTGCACGCCCGCCAACAAGCTCAAGCTGCCCGAGGAGGTCACCGCCTCCGAGGCGACTGTGAATGTAGGCGCGAAGCAGAAGATCACGCCGTCCGTCACTCCCGCGGACGCGAACCCGAAGTGCTTCTTCGCGTCCGGCGACACGGACGTCGCGACCGTGGACAGCGACGGCAACGTGACCGGCGTGAAGGAGGGCACCTGCAAGGTGGTCGTGCGCTGCGCGTCCAAGCCGTCCGTTATGTGCGAGGTCGAGGTGAACGTGGAGGCAGCCGCCTAGTGCGACACCTCTCATAACCTCCGATTCACGGGGGCGCGGGCTAGTGAGCGGCCCGCGCCCCTCTTTTTGTGCCTAGCTCACGGGCAGAGAAAGGAAAGCCATGGAAATCCTGCGCATGTCGCGCCCCTACGAGGACATCTACTTCGAGGACCCGATGGACAACCCACAGACCCCGCGCTTCCGCGTGTACTTCGACGACCAGAGCATCGAGGAGATGCTTGGCAAGGTGGCGAACGCCATCGACCGGGCCCAGAGCCTCGATCGCAAGGCGAAGACCGCGAGCACGCCGGAGGAGCGCGCCGAGGTCACCGAGATGATGGTCCACCTGCAGAAGCGCGTGATCGTCGCGTTCATCGGCGCGGAGGGCTACCAGAAGCTCCTCGAATGGATGGGCGACGGCGAGGCCATCGACCCGCACCGATACGTCGGCGCGCTCGGCGAGGTCTTCGCCCAGCTGATGATGCTGCTCGGCCGCAAGGCGACCAACGAGCAGCTGCGCGCCTGCGGGCTCTACTACTCACAGGAGAGCAAGAAGACGGCCGAGTTCCTGCGAAGCCAGCAGCCAAAGCAGCCCAACCGCAGCCAGTTCGAGGCGGTGCAGGGCGGCGGCAAGAAGAAGCGCCGCAAGTGAACGCGAACGACCTGACATCGAGGCGCGTCAAGCTACCCGACGGCGGGAGCGCGACCCCGTACCAATGGGGCGACGGCGAGGTCTTGATTCGGGACGACGCGCTCACCGTCCTGCGCTGCATCAAGCTGCTGCAGGACGGCGAGATGGGCGCGGAGGAGAAGAGCGAGGAATTCATACCGCTCTTCTTCGCCGACTGGGGCGACGCGTACACCGCGTGCGACTACGACGGCGAGGAGTTCGGCCGCCTCATAACATCGGCGGTGTGGGACGTGTGCGGAATCGACATGTCCGGGGACAAGCCCCACGAGGCGCCGCTGTGGGACCCGGACGAGGACGCCGCGCTCATCCGCATCAGCTTCCGCGCGGAGTACGGCATCGACTGGGACGAGGTGCGCGGGCAGATCGGCTTCTCGGAGTTCGTCGTCCTCGTGGGCGGGTGCTCCACGGACACCCCGCTGGGGCGTGCCATCTACTACCGCAACCCGAAGACGAGGCCGAAGGCCACGAAGCACAACAGGAAGGAAGTCGAGCAGTGGGAGCGCCTGCATAGGGCGTACGCGCTCGGCACCAAGAGAAGCCGTAGCTCACACGGCACGAACGAAGGGAACAATGCGGCGATGAACGATGCGTTCGCCGCACTCAAGCGCGCAGCGAGGTGAGCACATGGCAGCTGACGGCTCCGTAATCATCGAGGCCGTACTCGACACCACCAAGGTCGAGAAGGGCGTCAAGGACGTAAACAGCAGCCTGAACGGCGTTAGCTGGAAGGGAATAACCGAGGGCGACAAAGCGGCGCAGAAGCTGTCCGGCTCGCTCAAGAGCGCGGGCACCGCCGCAACCGTCGGCCTCACGACGCCGATCATAGCGGCCGGTGCCGCAGCCTTCACGACGGCATCCAACTACGAGCAGGCCACGGCACGCATACAGTCCGCCCTCGGGCTGACCGCCGATGAGGCGGAGCACCTGGGCGACGTTGGCGAGGGCATCTACGAGAACGGATTCGGGCAGTCCCTCGATGCCGTGTCCGACGCCCTCATCACCGTGCGCCAGAACCTCGGCGACCTCAACGACCAGGACCTAGAATACGTCACGCAATCCGTGCTCACGCTCTCCGACACGCTCGGCATGGACGTGAGCGAGAGCGTGCGCGGCGTGAACGCGCTCATGGACGGCTTCGGCCTGTCCGCGCAGGACGCCATGGACCTGTTCGTCGCGGGAGCGCAAGACGGCCTCAACTACTCCGACGAGCTGGGCGACAACCTCGCGGAGTACGGCCCGCGCTTCGCGCAGATGGGCTTCTCCGCGCAGGAATACTTCTCCATCCTCAAGGCGGGAACCGAGAGCGGCGCGTACAACCTCGACAAGGTGAACGACTTCCTCAACGAGTTCCAGACCTCGCTCGTTGACGGCCGCATGGACGAGAGCATCGGGCGGTTCAGCGAATCGACGCAGCAGCTGTTCGAGGCGTGGAAGACCGGCGGCGCGACGGGCCAGCAGGTGTTCGAGGCCGTGCTGGGCGAGCTCGCGAAGATGCCCGACGGGTTCGACAAGGCGAACCTCGCATCGACGCTGTGGTCGAGTCTCGGCGAGGACAACGCGATTGGCATGATAACTAGCCTCGCGGGCGTCGAGAACAAGTACGGGGACGTCGCCGGGGCGGCGCGGGAGGCGGCAGACAGCGCCTCAGACAGCTTCGCGGGCAAGGCGGCGTCCGCCATGCGCGAGCTGCAGGGCGCCATAGAGCCGCTGGGGCAGCCCCTCCTCAACATCGCAACCAACGTGGCGGGTGTGGTGAAGTCGTTTGGCGAGTGGTTCGACGGCATCGGGGAGGGCGGCCAGATGGCCGTGCTCGCCATCGCCGGCATCCTCGCCGCCATCGGCCCGGTGCTGTCCGTGGCCGGCAACCTAGTGGCAGTCATCCCCGCCATCACCACGGCGCTTAGCGGCGCTGGCGGTGCAGCCGGACTGTTCGGCGGCGCTCTCACGGCGCTCACCGGACCCGTGGGCGTCGTGCTGGGCGTGCTCGCCGGGCTCACCGCCGCCATCGTCTACTTGTGGAACACGAACGAGGGGTTCCGCACGGCGGTCACGGAGGCGTGGAACGCCATCTGGGGAACCATCCAGACGGTCATCGCGCAGCTGCAGCCGTACGTCGAGCAGGCGTGGGCGGCAATCTCCAACGCGGTCACGCAGGCCATGAACGTCATCATGCCAATCGTGAGCGCGGGCTTCCAGTTCATCATCGCCGTGGCCGTCCCAATCCTGCAGCAGCTCCTGCAGAACGTCGGCAGCACGTTCCAGGTGATACTCTCGACCATCACGGGCGTGATGAACGGCATCGCGCAGATCGTGCAGGGCGCATGGACGCTCATACAGGGAATCTTCCAGACCGTGCTGGGCCTCATCAACGGCATCGTGACGGGAGACTTCTCCCAGATGGAAGCCG